ATGACAAGGTCATGGCGGGCGGTCATTGTGTCGGCTCCTTGGTTCCCCCTCATCGTAGCATCGCTATCGCTGATGGCTCATGTGTCTCACTCATGTCGCATGCAGTCTCACTCATGTCGCCGGTGGCTCGCATCCTGAGGCGGGCGGGCGCGGACCACACCTGACGGCGCTTGTCAAGACGACACCGAAAACACGACATCGAAAGCATGCAACCGGAAGCATGAAACCAGAAGCATGAAACCAGAAGCATGACACCGGAAGCACGAAACGAATGTCGTGTGTTGAGCTGGGGCCAGGCCTGCCCGGCCGCCCGGCTCGAGGCCTTCCCCCTACCGTAGGCTGCAGGGCTGACCGTAGGCAGCAGGCTTCACCCTTGCATCATTGCTCGCTATGCTATACGGTACTGGGGCTGCCACCGTAGGCAGCAGGGAGCACCGATGCCTGTCGCCTTGTACGTTGATACCCGCCGCGGACCCTACCCTGAGCTGCTGTCCGAGCAGATGTGCTGGGGTGTGGAGCGGGACGCCACGCGCTACCGTGGCCCACACCCTGTCGTCGCCCACCCTCCACGCAAGGACTGGGGTGGCTTCCGCTACCGGGTCATTGCCGACGCGCGACGCAAGGCCTGTGGCCCTCGTGCTGTGCGGCAGGTGCGTGCCCACGGGGGTGTGCTCGAGCACCCAGCTCGCAGCCTGCTGTGGCAGGAGGTGGGCATGCCAGCCCCTGGTGAGGGCAAGGACAAGTGGGGTGGCTGGACCCTCGAGGTGGACCAGTGCGACTGGGGGCACCGAGCTCGCAAGCGCACGTGGCTGTACATCGTGGGCGTCGAGCCCGACCATCTGCCCAAGCGGCCTGCTGCTGGCGAACCCACCCACGTCATTGCCCCTGCGAAGACACCCGCTGCCCGAGCTGCAGCTCGAGGCCGGCACATTCCCAAGTCCCAGCGACACCTGACCCCGCCGGCATTCGCCGAGTGGTTGGTGGCTGTCGCAACACGAGCCGGTGAAGGCCGGCAGGAGAGCACGATGCCCGAGAAGAGAGGCGCCATCTGGTGCGACCAGTCCGATGCGAATGCCGTCCGCACAGCAGCAGCTGCACGCGGCGAGACGACGCGCGAGTACATGCACAAGCTGGCCGAGGTGGCTCGCATTCACACGAGGCAGGCGCTGGATCCGAAGCGGGTCGAGCCCGAGCTCAGCGAAGCGAGCAAGTAGGCTGCACCCTTCGGAGGACGCATGAACATGCCCGCACGACAAGCAGACCAGCTGCCTGCAGACATCGACCAGCTTGTGTACGAGCTGCTGTGGCCCCGCCCTCCTGACGACATGATGTACGTCGGGAAGGTGTTGCCTGGTGGTGACTACCTGAGCACGGGGCAGTTCCCTCGAGCGGTCATTGGTCCTTCGGGTGGTGGTCGCACCGTCGACAACTGCGCCCGGGTCACCTCGTTGATGTGGGATGCAGACCTCGTCACCCTGTACGAGGCGCTGCTCGTGGCTCGTCGTCGCCCTGTGCCCAGCCGTAGGCAGCAGCTGAAGGCTGCACTGTGGAGGCTGCCGACGGACCACATCGTGAAGCTCAAGGAGGTGCTGCTCCAACAGCTGGTGCCGGTCTGGTCTGACGTGATGGGGATGGAGCCGACGGCGGTGCTCGACTCGGGGTGGGGGGTACACATCCACCTCGCTGTCGACCCGTCGGTGGGTGGCAACGTGGTCGAGCTCGCCGGGCTGCATGCTGACGTGACTCGTCGGATGAACGAGCGTGTGGCTGGTGTGGCTCGGGAGCTCCGTCCGTCACTGCGTGTGCCGACGCTGTTCGACCGGCTGACCGTGGGTGCGCAGCTGGCCCGGATACCGGGGAGCATCAACAAGAAGTGCAGTCACATCCCGATGACTGTGGTGGTACTGGACTGCAACCCTGACTCAGCTCTTGATGCTGAAGAGATGGAGCGGCTCGGTGCCATGACCGGAATGTCCGACGACATGTTCGCCGACTTCGGCAATGCGCCTGAGCCTGGTGGGTACGAGCACGAGGTCGGCCCTCCGCACGTCGGCCCTCCCCCTCCTACCGAGACCGACTTCACCCAGCAGTACATCGACGGTCGGACCTGGGCTGACATTGCCTACGCTTTGTCCCCTGGTGAGCGCGTCAAGGTGCGGTGCCCCTTCGGTGGCACGAGTATTGGCTCGGGGTTCTTCGCTCGGGAGATTGATGGGCGCACCCGGTACTACAGCCACCCCCTGCAGCGCACGTTCTGGGACTGCATGGTGCGGCAGGCTCCGCGCAGCCAGCGCACGGTACGCCTTGCCATGCTGCCTCGGAAGGGGGACAAGCCGCCTCGCCCGCAGAATACGCTGGGCAACTTGCGCTTGATGGTGGCGAACGACCCGGCCTTCGACCTATGGCTGGACGACTTCACGGGTGAGGTGATGGACGGGGACGAGCCGCTGCCCGAGTCGTGGTGGCTGGACACCCGCATTCACATGGAGTCTGCGTACAACTGGACGTGGTCTGCCAGCCGTGAGGTGCTGATGTCGACGGCGATGGCGGTGGCTACGGACAACCGGCGCAACCGTCCGCGCGAGTGGCTGCTGTCGCTGCGGTGGGACCGTCAGCCGCGGCTGAAGACGTGGATGCACAAGGCGCTGGGTGCTGCAGCGGGCAACGGGCTCATCACCCAGTACAGCCTGCGCTGGCCCATCGCCCTCGTCGCTCGCATGCTCGACCCTGGGTCCAAGCAAGACTCGATGCTGGTGCTGCAGGGGCCACAGGGCAGCGGGAAGAGCCAAGCGCTCGAGGCGTGGGTCGACACCCCAGTCCAGCCGGGGATGTTTGTGGACACCCGCATCCGGCTCGATGACAAGGATGCGATGCTCGTACTGCGCCGTGCTTGGCTGTACGAGGACGCCGAGCTGTTGGCTCATGGTGGGGCTGGGGCTGCTGCGCGCAAGGCCTTCCTGAGCTCGAGGGTGGACACCTTTCGCCCGCCCTACGGACGGACTGTTATCCGCGCGCCTCGGCACTGCGTGGTCTGTGGCTCGACGAACGACGCAGTCTTCCTGCACGACGTCACGGGCAGCCGCAGGTACTGGGTTGTGCCGTCTGGCAAGATCAACCTGCGATGGTTGCGGGACAACCGAGACCAGCTGCTGGCTGAAGCGGTCCACCTGTACCGGAAGGGTGAGCCCTGGTGGTTGTCGCGCAGCTGGGAGGAGAAGCAGGCGCAGCAGAACAAGCGCTTCCTGTACACCTCGAGCTACGCAACGGCGGCCACTGCTCTCTTCGAGAAGGCGCCTGCGGGTGCAGCCTTCACGCTGGAGTCGTGCCTGCAGGTGCTGGGTGCAGGCGTGGGTCGGGACTCGAGGATGGTGACGAGCGCGCTCGAGCTGGCTGGCTTCACGCGAGCTCGCACGGGTACGTGGCGTGGCTGGGCGAAGCCTGTCGACGAGCGCATGTCGTGGCCCGACCGTCGTGCGGCAGGCAGCATCGCCGTCAGTCAGCTGGCGGACATCTGGCGCGAGATGTTTGCTACGGGATGAATCCCCTTGCACTACCTATCACTGCTGACTATGCTTGCAGAGCAACCACGGAGCACAACATGACCGACCCGTTCAACCACACCGACCTGTCTGAGCTGGCCCCTGCCCTTGCCCTTGCGCAGCTGCGCATGGTGCCTGCGGTCTACGACAAGACCAACCCGCACTTCCGCTCGAAGTACACGAGCCTCGCCTCGGTGCTCGGCAGCATCCTGCCCGCGCTCAACGAGCAGGGCATTGCCCTTCTTCAGCACCCCGGCTTCGACTCGGCCACAGGCTTGGTGTCCGTCACCACCGTGCTCATGCACAAGAGTGGGCAGTACATGTCGAGCACCTGCTCGCTGCCCTTGGGTGGACGCAAGGATGGCCACGCGCTGAAGAGTGCCACCACCTACCTGCGTCGCATCGGTGCCATCTCCATCTGCGGTCTGCCCGAAGAGGACGACGACGGCAACCGTGCATCGGCTCGACGGGCACCTGCTCGGCGCCAGCCTACCCCTGCGAAGGAGCCGTTGTCCGACGCACCTGTGACTGACGCAGACGTGGAGCTGTACCGCAGCATGGTGAACGGCACGGGCCTCGATGCATCTGTCGTCGCCTCATTCTTCGAGGCGCACGGGCGTGAGGCAGCAGCAGACCTGACTTCCAACCACCTCGACAAGCGCCTGCAGTGGGTCATGTCTGACGCAGGCCAGGACCACATCAAGCGATGGACCGCCGACAACGCCATGCTCGGTGACAGTCCTGCTGAAGGGGGTGAGCAGTGAGCCGGGCCGAGCAACTGTCGGCTCTGTCGGGGCTGAGCTCCCACGAGGTGATGCTTGCCCGCATGCTGTGGCCGGGCCTCGAGGCCTCGATGTCTGTTGAGAAGGAGGCCGACTACCTGCGCCGGAACTGGGCCAACATCGACGAGATGGCGAGGCTGGGTCGCAAGGCTCGGGCTGCAAGGGGTGAGGGATGAGCGCCCTGCGCTACGTCATCGGCATTGACCCTGGCCCTACCTCGAGCGGGCTGGTGGTCTGCTCGGTGCGCGGTCCAGCCGACGCCGACATGACAGTCAACCAGACCTACAAGGCAGCCAGCTGGAAGGACGTGCGAGCGGAGCTCGAGAACCGAGGCATCGACATCCGCACTGGTCACTGCCTGGTGGCCCTCGAGCGGGTGCAGCCCGGCGCCTCAAGCTGGTCACTGACCAAGACCTCGGAGGTGTGCGGCCGAGTCATGCAGATGCACGACGTCATCGGCTGCGGCATGTCGCAGGTCGTACCGCTCCAGCTCCTGACCCGGTCGACGGTACTGTCCCTGATGCGGGTCAGCGCTCGAGGGTCTCAGCGAGACAAGATGGTGAGGGCTCGCCTCATCGAGATGTTCGGTGGTGACCGAGCCACCGCTATCGGAACCGTGAAGAGGCCCGGTCCTTTGCACGGTGTCGCTTCCCACGCATGGGCTGCACTGGCTGTTGCCGTCGCTGCCCGCGTTCACCTGAGGGAGCAGCGCGAGCTGCACCTCGCACACGAGAGAGCACGATGACTGACATCAATCCCATGACACTGCCCGAGGTGGTCGAGTTCGGCACCGACGAGGCGTACCGGTCAGACCCTGGCTACAACTGGTCGATGATCAAGACGATGGTTGCAGGCCTGCGCGGCGCCACGTCTGCAGCCACCCTGCGTCACCGCCTCGACGTCGAGAAGCCTGCTGCCACACCAGCCATGGTGTTCGGCAGACTGGTCCACACGGTGGTCCTTGAGCCCGACAAGGCGAACGACATCTACTACGTCATGGACGGCAGCAAGCGGACCAAGGCGTGGAAGGAGGCAGCGAAGGAGGCAGCCGAAGAGGGCAAGGAGCTGGTGCATGCCGACGACATGGCGGTCGCCATCGCTATGCGGGATGCCGTCAACAGCAACCCTGCTTGGCGGAAGCTGATGGAGGCGGGACCGCCCCAGCTTGAGGTGGGCATGGCCTGCAACGACAGCGAGTACAACCTGCGCCTGCGTGGCAAGTACGACGTGCTGGTGGACGAGCTCATGGTCGACTTGAAGACCACCTCGTCCACCCTGGACTACGGACAGCTCCAGCGTGATGTACTGAACTTCGGCTACCACGCACAGCTGGCGCTCTACTGGCGCATCCTCCGACAGGTGCGCCCCGAGCTCACGCACTACCCCTCGCGCATGGCGTGGCTGTTCGTGTCGAAGGCAGCACCGCACGAGACCGTTCTACTGCACGCAGATGACGAGGTCATCGAGCACGCTGAAGCCATCGTGGATGAGCTGCTGACTGCGCTCGCCTACTCCGACCGCCACAACTACTGGCCTCCGCGGCACCCAAGTGGAGAGGCTGTGATGTCTCTTCCGCACTGGGCACGCAAGGCTCTCGAGTCGTCGGCTGACGACACTTCCCCCGCCGCCCTTCCGGACGGCATCTGACAGGAGCACAACATGTCTGTTGCACACATGACCATCGTCACTCGCTTGGGCCGAGACCCCGAGCTGCGCCACACCTCGGCTGGCAAGTCGGTCTGTACCCTCAGCCTCCCGACCGACACAGGCTGGGGCGACAACAAGAAGACCACGTGGTGGAAGGCCACCATCTGGGGCAAGCGTGCGGAGGCTGCAGCCAAGCACCTGCGCAAGGGCTCCTGGGTCTGCGTCCAGGGCAAGGCTGGCGTCGAGGAGTGGACGTCCCGTGAGAACGAGAAGCGGTCCACACCCGTCATCGAGGTGAACGAGTGGGACTTCGTCGGACCCAAGCAGTCGATTGACTCGGGCTTTGTCGAGCGCCGGGTCGAGACTCAGCGTCGAGAAGAGCCGTCGTTCGAGCAGGTTCCGTTCTAGCCCTCGACGTACTGCTCGTAGCCCCCGCCCTTGGGGGCCCAAAGCATCTGCCTCCGGGGGGTCGACCCCTCGGGGGCCAGCCCGATATGAACGTGGCCTCCCCTCGACGCGGCGTACGCGATTACCTGGTCGTAGTCGAGGACGCCCTGGGTCCGGAGTTGCTCGATGCGCTCCGCCAGGGTGGTCGACTCCATGCCCCGCACCTTGATGTCCGCCGCCAGTCCGAGCATGTGTCGACTGGTGCGCGAGCCCCCTACAGCTGCGTTGACCTCGGGGCTGCGGTAGCCGCTGGTCACCCGCACCGGCTGCCCGAGGTCGTTGCGCAGGGGGTCGAGCAGGGTGCTGACCAGCCGCCCGAGGTTAGCATAGACGTCGTCGGGGGGGACGTTGCGCAGCCCAGTGCTCGTGCGGGTCATCTCCCGCAAGCTGAACCACTGCCCGAGCATGACGTTACGCGTCATCGTCGGTGTCCGCCATGGCGAGGATGGTGGCGCCGAGGTCGAGCAAGTCAGCAGCCAGCTCGCGGAGCTCCGTTGGCGTGTAGCCGCCTCGACCCAGGCGCACAGCCTTGGCCACGAGCCGGATGATGCGAGCGATAGGAACGTGGGATGCAGACCGCATCAGCTTCTTCTGGCTCACTTCTTCCTCCTCTTAGGCTTGAAGCCGCCCTTCTTCGCCTTCATCTTCGCGTATGTCTTCGTCGAGATGGTGCT